CTAACGGCTTAAAATTCGTAGATAGAATGGGTTTCAGCCGTCAAAATTTAGCTGGCCGTGGTTAATTTTAGTATCCAAAACCGACATTTTTTTGTGCCAGGCATAAATAAGTGTATGAGGCAGTAGGCTTCAAAACATTTAAAGGAATTTTATCATGGCACAATTTACAAAAGTCAATGGCGACTTCAAACCGGTTATTAACTATGACAGCCCAGCTTACACTAACACAGGTGTTAATGCTGTTACTTCAGCCGCAACAGTTCAACCTCAAGGTCCTAAATTAGACTTCTTCACTATCACTAAAGATACTGGAGCTTTCACTACAGCTAACATCAGCACAATCGTTCAAACGGTTCAACAATTAGCTACAATTTACATCTATGAGTACACAGACGCTTCTGATGACACATTCGCAATGGCTGTTTACCCAACAGGCGCATGGACAACAGCAACTATCGACACAGCAGTTACAGCCGCTGGTATTGCAGTTACAGTTGCCGCATCTGCAACATTCACAAACTAATCTTTTAGTTTGATAAAGAACCCGGGATTTATTCTCGGGTTTTTTTACCTCTTCTAAATACTTGTATGAGTTTTAGAATCACTTGCTATACATTATTTGATATTACACAGACTGGTGTGTTGAATCGTTCCAAACCAGGTGATGATACAGAATATGCAGAGTGGGTCTTTAAAAGAAACACACAAACTAACCTAGACACTATACTACAAGTAATCAATTTAAGGTCACAACCTGAGCTTATAGCGGCACCAGTAAGAAAAGATATTCGATTTGATGAGTTTGAAAACTTTGGATTTTTGTTTCAACAGAACACTGATGAACCCTATCCTTGTTGGGCATTCTCTTTTGACATACACCACCATAGCGTTTTTAACGATGGTAAAACAGAATTAGGGGCTTTGTACAATGATTGCGACCAAGTTCCTATGATACTATGCGGTACAGAATGGGGCAAGTTACCTGCATTTTTAGACACGACCCCTGAACTAAGAAATATCTATTTTACGGTACAAAAATGAACGACAAATTAGTTGAGAAAATAAATCAGTTCCTATCCAAAGAATTGTTTCACAAGATGGGCGATATAGCTATCTTTAAATATAAAGATGGAACATATGAACTGTTCAATAAATATTGTATAGTAGAAGAAAAAGGGTATTATGTCATCAAGCCAAAACGTGGTATTGATACAAAGAATTTTTCATCATTGCGTAATGCAGTGACCTGGTGCAGTTTTGATAATCGAAACAAACTAATTCAAGCTAATAGGATTGCATATTTGGATACGATGATTTCGGGATTAGATGCTAACATTGTAGTTCATAAACATCTTATTTCTAGGTCTAAGGATCTAGAAAACAAGCTAATCTATATCGCAAAGATGAGTGAAGAACAAGCTAAAAAGAAACATATGGTGGAAGAAATGTCCTCTTTCATTACCGAATCTAAAACCTGGCAAACTAGAAAGTTTGCTACAAAATGATAAATAATAGATAACGTTTGGAATAACAACTATGAAACTAACTGATTTTGACAAAAAAGTTTATGCCCCTAGAGCATTAGCTGAGAACTACCAAATGTCTTTTAATCCATCTGCTATGAGCATAATGGAAACACAAAAGATGTTGAAGAAGGTTCGTACATTAGCTAACGAAGCTAAAGAAGCACCTAACTTTCACCAAAACCAAACTAGTCCTTCTTACATGAAATTAGTATTCATGGAGCAAGCACTTGTTCAACATTACAATGAATTACAGTCACAACCAAGAACTCGCATCGTTTTTGAAAACGAGGAAGTAGATAAATCTCAGGTTGTATTGGCTGCCCAAGACCTAGTTGATAGCATTCAGAAAATGCTTGAAGATGTAGGTCAAATGCAAGTTAAAGAATTACCTGCTCTTACAGATTCTATCGAAAGTGAAATTGGTGTGAGTGAAGCACAAGGTTACAATGATCAGGTGTCTGCTCAACTAGATACACTAAGTGGTGCATTGAAAGAAGCTTTTGCACAAATGAAGGCTGCACGTGATGCTATCACTGGTCAAGGTGCCGCCGGCTTTGCTGACGCTGGTATGGACGCTGGTTTAGATGCTGGTATGGGTGACGAAATGGCAGGCATGGACGCTGGTATGGATGCTGGTATGGACGCTGACTTAGAAGCAGGCGCTGATATTCCTCCTGCACCCGAAGAAGAGCCTGAGCCAAGTGCTGGCGGTGCAGTAGGTCGCGCCAAGAGGTAATAATGCGCCTCTACGAATTTACTGATCCTATGGTTACTAAATTAGTAGCTGTAGCGGATCAGCTAAAGTCAGACCTAGAAAAAGGGGAAGCAGATCCTAATATGACTCTTCCCAATTTCTTGCAATATCTTAAGAAGTTTGATATAATCATAGACAAGACAGACTTGTACGATATGATTAAGCAACTTCCACTCAAAAATCTTATCTCTAACATTCAGGGCGACAAGATTGTTTTCAAAGGGTTCGGTACTCCAGAAGCACCACCTGCTGATGACAGTAAAAAAATTGTAGCTGGAATGGCACAAAATGCAGCCAAATAATCACAATGATTACAGCTACAGACGCGGCAATTAAGAAGATAAGACAGCAAATACAAAGAAGAGGGAAAGGCCTAGGAATACGTGTAGGTGTAAAAACTACCGGTTGCTCAGGGCTTGCATACGTACTAGAGTTTGTCGATACACAAACAGATACGGATTACAAATTAGATTGTGAAGGGTGCTCTATATATGTAGACCCTAAAAGTTCTCCATATGTTCAAGGCGTTGTTATTGATTATATCAAAAATGGCTTGAACGAAGGATTTGAATTCATCAATCCAAATGAACGTGACCGTTGTGGGTGTGGGGAAAGCTTTAGGGTATAATGGAAATAACACATTTAGTAGTAGCAGGTTGTAGTTGGACATATTGTCAAGGTTTAGCTGATCCTAAGACACAGGGCTGGCCAGCCCTAGTTGCAAAAGAACTAGGTATTCCTGTAGTAAATCTTGCTCGACCTGGAATAGGAAATGATGCTATTCATAGAAGAACATATGAATATGCATTCGAAGATTCATCGGATAATAATCCCTTTTATATAGTTGTTTGGACACAAACTTGGAGACGAGAAGCATGGTGTCGCCATTTGTATGATGGAAGAGCCAATGGATATTCCATCATAGCGATGCCAGGTGACGTTCCACAGAACAATATAGAACGAGCACTATTAGACACCTGGAACGAAGAAGATTTTTATCGTAGATTGGTATTATATCGTCTTAGTTTAGATTCATTATTTAAATCAAAGAACATTGAATATATGACATCATTCTTTGCTGATGAAGAATTTAACCACGGTTCTACTGATTGTGTGGATGAAATACAAAATGTAAAAAATAGGTTTAATAATACTGTTGACTATCTTTCTAAAAATACTAATAGATTAGATAGTTTTATGGATATTGCAGGACCTTATCCTAAAACAAAATGCGGACACGAAGGGGTAGAAGGTAATCAAGTAATAGCAAATTACATCATTAAAATGATGAATGAGAAATACCAAAAGATTATACCTGTTAACAAAGATTTTCTAACACTAAAATCATACTATCTAAAAACAGACCCATATGAAAAATCAAATCAACATTGGATTTAAATGTACGTCCCTAAATATAACTATGTAAAAATTAGTAGAGTAGACACACCTGATGGCCGTAGATATTCTACTCCTGATGGTGAAAAACTACCATCAGTCACTACGATACTTGATGCAACTAAATCAGAAGAATCAAAACAAGCATTACAAAACTGGCGTAAGCGAGTTGGTACTGTGCAAGCGCAAGCAATCACAACTGAAGCCGCAGGTCGTGGAACACGTATGCACAAGTGGCTTGAAAACTATGTATTGACAGGAGACACAGGTGAGCCCGGAAGCAATCCGTATAGCAAGCAAAGCCATCAGATGGCACAATCTATCATTACTCAGGGACTTGTCAACTGCACTGAATACTGGGGTACAGAAGTTCCACTTTACTTTCCTAAGATATATGCCGGAACAACTGACTTGGTTGGCGTTCATGGTGGTAGTCCTGCTATCATGGATCACAAACAATCTAACAAACTAAAAAAGCGTGAGTGGATTGATGATTATTTTGTTCAATTAGCGGCTTATGCTAATGCACACAATGAAGTACATGGAACTACTATTCGTAAGGGTGTTATTTTCATGTGTACACAAGATAATATCTATCAGGAATTCATCATAGAAGATACTGAATTCGACAAATATACTGATATGTGGTTCAAGCGAGTAGAACAATATTACATGAAGTTCCTATAATGGTTTAATGATAAATAAGTGTATCAAACGGTAAAGATACGCTTATGGCCATTGTACAAATATCAAAAATCCAACAACGTTCAGGTAACATTGTTGACCTACCACAGCTTGATGAAGCTGAATTCGGTTGGGCAACAGATGCTAAAAGACTGTTTATTGGTAAAGTTTCCCCTAACGAGAACATTGAGGTTCTCACTTCCTATTCCAACATCGTATTCAGTCAAATCGACGGCGCAGTAGGTAATCTAGACATTTCCGCTGTGTCAGTTGACGATGGGCAAATTCTTGCATATGACGGTACTAACTGGGTTAATCGTGGCGGTGCCGCCGGCGGACTCATTGACTTAGGTGCAGTTTCAGATGTAAGTATCGGCGGTGGCGCAATTGGATACGTGCTAGAGACAGACGGTCTAGGTAATTTAGCATGGACTCCAAAAGGCACATTATATACAAACATTAATAGTCTGACGAATGACACAGGTAATGCCAACGTCATTACGATGAACGTTGCAAACACTACACCATATGTCAACTCACAGCCAATCACAATTACAGGTGTTCAAGGTAGTAACACAGTTCCAGTTAACGGTATAACTTTCTATGTTAAGCTTGACAGTAACTTTACATCCAATAGTTCTACTACAGGTTCTGGTAACGTAACGTTATACACCGACGCACTATTATCAACTACTGCTAACGGATTCAATTTAACTGCTAATGCTAATACAGGTATTGCAACAGCAGTCGTTCTAACAGGTGGATCCGGTGGAACATCAGCAGGCGGCTCAAACACATCTATTCAGTATAACAACTCAGGTGTTGTTGCAGGTGATGCTAACTTAGTATATGATTTCTCTGGTAAGATTCTTACACTAAGTGGTAATGCAAACGTAGGTAACTTGAATGCTTCTAGCTCAGTTGTTGCATCTACCCTAACATCTAACATTGCTACAGGTACTGCTCCATTAACAGTAACGAGTACAACACGTGTAAGTAATTTAAGTGTTGCATATTCTAATGTTAGTGATTTTGGTGTAACTACACTACAGTCAACTGGTACTTTCTTCCCTACATTCGTTAGTGCTAGTGCAACGGGCAATAGAGCATTAGGTGCAAATGCTAATTTAGGCTTCAATGCAGCCACTGGTAATCTGTCAGCAACAATACTATACGCTAATACTACGATTACAGCGGTAGGTAATATTGTAGGTGCTAACTTAGATACCGCAGGCAATGTCACTGCAAGTAGATTGATATCAAACGTAGCAACTGGTACTGCACCATTGACAGTAACAAGTACAACACGTGTAGCAAATTTAAACGTTGCTTATGCAAACGTTGCAGACTTAATTAATGTAGCAGATGTTACAACAGGTACATTCTATCCAATGTTAGCAAATGCGGCTACCGGTAATGTTTCAGAAGGATCAAATGCAAACTTGACGTTTAATGCGGCTACTGGTGCATTGAACTCTACCTTATTAGGTGGTACACTAACTACTGCGGCACAACCAAACGTAACAAGTTTGGGCACATTAACCTCATTGACTGTTTCGGGCACACTTACTGCAAATGACATTGCAACGTTTGGTACTACAGGCGATGCTCTAAACATAACAGGTGCTGGAAATACTAACGTTAACGGCGCTGGTGGAATTGTTAATATTGCGGCTGCACAAGGTAATGGTACAGGTCAAGGTGGTAACCTAACGTTAATCGGTGGCGCCGCAAACAGTGCTGGTAACGCAGCCGGCGGTATTGCTACATTGACAGCAGGCGCTGGTTATGGTCAAGGTCAAGGCGGTACAGTAGGTATCTATTCTGGCGTTAGTGCAAACACATACGGTGCTAAAGGTGGTAACATTGTAATCACTGGTGGTACATATGATGGTGCTGGCGGTGATATGACTATATCAGGTGGTGAAGCGGCAGGCCTAAATCATATAGGCGGTGATATTAATATTGTTGCAGGTGCAAGCACAGGAAATGCCACACCCGGTAGGATAGTTATTCAGACTGCAACAGCAGGAAGCACAGGAAACACAGTACAAACATTGTCTGATAGAGTTATCATTGATGATACTCATATGAACGTTAGATTCACTACTGCATCTAGTTCTACAACAACAGGTGCATTAGAAGTCGCAGGCGGTGTAGGTGTTGGTGGCAACGTTTATGCGGCAGCTTTCTACGGCGCGGCTACAGGATTAACAAGTGTGCCTGCAGGAAACATTTCAGGTACAGTAGCAAATGCTACACATGCCTCAACTGCTAACACAGTAGTCGATGCGGCACAAGGTAATATTACGAGTGTAGGTACATTGACAGGATTAAGTGTAGCCAGTGGAGCAATTACTGCAACAACACCAATACTAATCACGCAAACATGGAACAACTCTAGTGTTGCATTTACTGGTATCAGAGAGAATATTACAAACACTGCAAGTGCCGCTGGTAGTTATCTATTAGATTTACAAGTAGGTGGCACAAGTCAATTTGTTGTAGGAACAGATGGTAACATCAATGTAGGACCTAGCAATGCAGGTGGTATTACAGCTACTTCTATTCAAGTTACAACCTTGACAACCGGTGCAAACATAACCGCAGGTACAGTTACTGGTAACTGGACATTAAGTGCAGGATCACGACTAAATGCAACATACGCTGACTTGGCAGAATACTATGAAGCGGACCAAGTGTACGGTCCTGGCACTGTACTTGAATTTGGTGGCGAAAAAGAAGTCACTCTAGCACAAGACGGTACAACAAGAGTTGCAGGCGTAGTTTCAACTGATCCAGCATATGCAATGAACACAAAATGCCCAGGCATCGCAATAGCAATTGCCCTTCAAGGTCGTGTGCCAACTAAGGTACGTGGTTCAGTTCGCAAAGGCGACATGATGGTTAGTGCAGGCAATGGCTATGCAAGACCATGGAACAACCCACAAATGGGAACAGTTATCGGCAAAGCATTAGAAAACTTTGACGGAATCGAAGGCGTCATTGAAGTCGCAATCGGAAGATTATAATTAGGAAAACAAAATGGCATCATACGTATATACAGGTAATGGAGTATCACAGCAATCAGCAATAATTGCTACGGACAAGATTAGAATAGCAACTACGGGTGTAGGTATTCACGCGGTTACCGGTTACCCTAGAGTAGCAGGCACCGGAACAGCAACGGCAGCAACTAACAGTGCAACAGTCACTGGAGTAAGTACTGCATTTGATACTCAACTTGAAGTTGGTGGTTGGATAGGTAACACAACTGGAACAACAGTTGGAATCATATCAAGTATTGCTAACGCTACTAGTTTAACGCTTACTGCTAACGCAGGAGTAGCACTATCAAATGTTGCATACACTTATAATAATGCAGGTGTTCCTTACGCAATTGCTACACAACAGTCAGCAATTTATTCTGCTAACGATAGCTTCAATAGTGTTTATTGTGGTCAAGGCAATGTAGTAGCATTTCTTACAACTGGATCAAATGTAAGTGCAGGTACAGAGTTTAGTATTAGTGAACTTGGTATGCCTCATGCTAATACAGGTACAGAGTAAGGCTTATTGCCAGCTTGCGGCCAACCTAAAATCAATGTAGGATCAGTGTTAGCTATTTCAAACATTCGTTTACGATTGTATAATAGCATCTCATATTGATCTTCCCACATTCTATACAACTCATCAGGCGTCCTTTCATAAAGCGCCTGAATTTGTTTTGTCACTGACGTATAGTGACAGTCAAGTTCATTGTTCTTAAACAAATCCTTAGGTGTGAAGAATCCTAATCTTTCTAGTATATCATAAACTTCTCTGCGACCATTGATTAAGAATGGACGTAATCCAAATATAGGTTTCCATGTCTTTTCAGATAACTGCCATGGATCATCATGGTCAGTTTCACTAACAACAATCATGTAAGAATCACGCCAAATACTCATATCACCAAGTGACAGTATATCTTCGGGTCTAGTATACCGAGTATCATCTGAATGTTTGTCTTGGTCAGTCTCACCAGTTCTAGCATCAATCTCAGGATAGTGACCTTTTTCAAAAGTAACCCAACCTCTGTCTAATAATTTATTTTCAATCAACGAGTTTACTAGCCATTCTCTGTGAATTCTAGGCTTTCTATTGTATGCTAGATATAGGTGTTTTGGTGGATTGTTAAGCATCATATCATTAACATCAGCACGTAGGTTGTTGTCTATGAACCATTGAGGATACCATGAATGCCAATGCTCACCTGAATACCCAACAAAGGAAATAGCGTAGCCTTCATTGACAAAATAGTGATAGAAGTCAAACGGGGGGTCTGTTATCCAATGATTGCCATCTACTGATCCGGCAAACCAAATCTTTACTTGCTCTTTGGGTCCTACAGTATTAACCAATGTTCTTAGAGATTCAGTTTCGTCCCAATTTGCTTTAAACCAAGTTAGATTCACAAGAACATTGTGTTCATATTCTGACACATTAGCTATATTTTTCTTGAGATTGTTTAACCAATCTCTTTCTAATTTTCCTACTTCAAGCGGTGGCGCATTGTAATATATCCTGTTATCGTCACCGTCGTATTCGTACACTTGTTTTGTCATGATTATTCCTTATGAATATATTTACTTAGGTGCGTTAAAACCCAAAAATTTGATAAATAAACGATATACTCTCATAGGGAGAGTTTATGCAGTACCCACTGCGTAGCGGCTAGAACCCGCACTAACATTAAGGAAAAACAAATGGGACGTCCTCTAAAAATAGCGAAAGCTCAAGCAATTCTAAACGTAACTGATACTACTGCTACAACAAATATCGTTACTGTTTCTCAGACATTAGCCGATTATGGTATTATCGCAGGTATGCCATTCGTACCCGGAACAACAACCGGTACAAACTTAATTGCTGGCACAACATATTATGTTTTGGAAGTTACTGGTGCATCAACATTCACCGTTTCTGCTACTGATCTAAGCGCTAACCCAACATACACTCCAGTTACATTGACAACAGGTACTACTGGATCCGTATTGTCAGTTGGCGTAGTTGATTCTGGTTTTAACAATCCAGATGGTTCAGATACAGCTACTAACTCTACGACATATGGTGTAGTTGGCGGAAATACAGGTATCTATGGTAGTCAAGTTCTATGTAACGTAGCAATTGGTGTGTCAGGTACAGGTATATTGTATTCTGCTACAGATACTGAATACGTAACAGGTATTGGTACTGATCTAGCAAATACATTAAGTGTAGGTTCAATAGTTCAACTCGCCAGCGCAAACATTAATGGTACAACAACTGATTATACTACTCTAGGTTTTGCAAACACTGTGCCAGGTTTAACGACTGTTGCTGTTGCTAACACACAAAATACAGGTAACATCATTGGTACTTCAGGTAATGCTCAAACATTGCTTGCTAATGGAACGGTAAGATTTACTGCTAATTTAGGTGGTCTAGTTTCTGGTCAAATTTATTTTGTTAAAGCAATTGCTAATGCAGCCGCGTTCACTGTTTCTGAAACATTAGCTGGTGCAGAAGTCGATCTATCAAATGCCACTGGTACTCCAGACGCACAGCAAGATGTTGTCGAATTAGTTGCAAATGCGGCTGTAGCGGCATCGGGTTCTTCATTCATCTATGCAACCCCAGAGACAGGCTTCATCGTTCGTCAAAAGGGTAAGACAAAATACTTGGTAACAGGTACTACTAGTGGTATCACAGGTGCAGTTTACACTGCTAACGTTGCTAATACAGCATTGACACCAAACACAATGTCTATCATTTCTACAAATGCGGCATCTGGTACAAATTACATTGCGTCTGTTAATGACTATAACTCTGAAGTGTTCCCAGCAACTATTGCTGATGGTTCATTGACTCCTGGTTCTGTATACACGATTTATTACACAGGTGACACATCATGGACATCATACGGTGCATCCTCTAACATCACTGGTGTAACATTCACTGCTACATCGGCTGGTGGTTCTGGTACAGGTCTTGCTGTATTGTCTGACGTTAACCCTGATGTTATTGCAACATTCGGTACAGCGTATGCGGCAAATACATACGGTGGACAACCTAATCCAATCGTAACTATTAACAACGCATAATCATGGCAACCTCAAAAACAGTTAAGTTCCAACAGACCGAAACTGAGGTTGCGGTTCTTCAAGTCCAAGTTGAAAACATCGAGCAAAAAGTTGGTGAAATTAAAGAGGACATGAAGGACCTGCGCAAGATTATTGACGACCATGCCGAAGAGAATCAAAAGACTCTTAAAGAAATAAAAGATGCAAGTTCAACGGCTCATAAATCAATGTCTGACAAAATTTCTGCATTAGAGAAATGGCGATGGATGATGATGGGAGCGGGAATCGTTCTCGGATCATTGGGATATGACACAATTGCAAAATTGTTGTCAAATTAAAAAAGGGGCTTATTGCCCCTTTTTTGTTAATGTGTTTAGTTTCTCTTGTACTACGTCAAAGTTTACTGTATTAAACAATCCTGGATGTAGTGGTCTAGGATAGTGTTCTTCTCGGACCCAAGCGTAGCCACAATGCTCATCATTTAATATAGGTCTGAATTCTTCATTTACTGAACAAAAGAATGTGTGATACGTAAAGTTTCCGTTTACAAACTTTTGAATAGGGACAAGCTTCCAATCTTTATCAAAGATTTGCATTTCTTCAATACATTCACGTTCAAGACCTTCAAGCAATGTTTCATCATTCTCTATCTTACCGCCGGGCATACTCCAACTAGGATGTTTATCTGTACGCAATAGATAAAGATACCTAAAAGTATTTTTGCAATAAAAGAAGATGCCAGCAGATGTACTCATATAATGATTTATCAGTTTTAAATCACTATAGAATAATCTCCCTGACCGTACCAACCTTCGTATGACTTCATCCAGGCACCTTCCTGCGGAACCCAACGATATTGTACGTTAGTTGTTAAGTTAGTAACGTACTCGATTGTTGTAGCCTCGACTGCGCCAAATGAAACAAACCATTCGCTTGCATCAAAGTCATATTCAATAATATCATTTGCTTGTGCAACAACGTTACCCCATGCTACTGTTGGTGCATTACCACCAATGTTTTCAACAATTAAATAACGTCTACCTGGTGTAGGGGCAGGTAGACCAGCACCAGGTCCAGTGACTAGTGGATTAATAACACTGTCTACCGGTGCTAGTGTATTTTGAGGTAACGTGTCAGGATCGATATTATATATCAACAATCTCTCATCTAATGGATCCACTACAATAGTACCCACAATTTCTGTATCCATGTAAGGATGTTCTAACCAGATTTGACTAATTCCGGGCTTGATTGCTCCGTACATATTCAATAGTGAAGGCCAATACAATGTTGTGTTAGGAGGTGTAGGTGTTTGTAAATATTGCCCCGGCACCTCACCACATTGTGTTGTTATTGGTTCGTCAGATGATTGATTTGCCGGCAATAATTGTAATGTGTTGTTTAGTAATAACAGTTTGTATCCATATGGCGTTATCTTTTGTCTAGTACCTAACAATAAATCATCGTTCTGTATATCCTGTAGTGCAGTAGTTCCAAAAATACTTGCAATAATCTTCTGAATAACTCCCATCTTCTTGAGCTTAGAACTTGTACTCAACCAGATAGGCATGTAGAACTTCCAACTCATAACGTCAATAGGATTACCTGTACCTTGTGGAATGCTACGACTACTAAATGTTAATCCGTCTTGATAAACAACACTCAAAGATGTCCAGTCAATGAAGTTATCAGTAGATTGAATCTCTAATGATGGATTGAATAATGTACCTAACTGTTCTATCAACTCTAGTTTTTGTTGGTAGTTAGTAGTCCAGAAGTCTACAGTGATACGCAATGTATATGGAACAGGCATCAATCGTTCAATAGTAAAGGCCTGTCCTTGTGTGGTTTCATAGCTTTGTGTGGTTGCATTGTACGAACGTTGGCGAACAGTCATCTTGTCTACGTATGTAGGATCTTGTGTTCTACGTTGGTCATATTCTAACCCACTGATGTAATATGTAATTAAAGGAGCACTTGGTAAATTACTTGCACTGTTATTAGCAAGAATAGTACTTGCTTGACGACTTGAATCTCCGTACATCATAGGTACACGTACAAGAATTTCATTACCTGCAGGATCTTTACCTTTAGTAACGGACCAGTTGCTAAAGATTTTCGCAAATTGAATTAAGAACCTGCGGATTTGATTATCGTAAAAGTATTGTGCCATTTGTTATTCTATCGGTGGTAGTGGGTCAGGTGATAATTGAAGTATTGTAGACAATCCTTGAGCTTGTGGAACATACTTGTCTTGTTGCTGTAGATAAATCTCATCTTCATTATTAATGTATCCTGACAATAATGATTTATCATCGTAAGTGAAGCCCGTATCCGTTCTTACGTTTTCAGAGATGCGAACCCACATTGCACCGTCCCAACGGAATAGTATTTGAGGTGAATAGTCAATACGTAAGAAGTAGTCACCCACTTGTTGATTCTGAGGGAATGATATGCCAGACCCAGTAGGCATTCCATTTGGAGCTTGTCCGTCGCCAGTTAAATATCCTGCGCTATAACCAAACGACCTAGGTGTAGCACGTGCTATATACTGAAATCTAGGATCACAATCTGCACGATAGTCCATTTGTTGTGTAATATCACCGGTGAATCCTGGAGCCTCTGGATTTTGGTCAGCAGTAGCATAAGTGTTGTCAGCAGTACCGTATGGTCCTGTAATAGCACCCAAGCTATGTACAGATAGAATCATAGCTCCCTTAACCGGACCTGAACCTGTACCCATTCTTTCAGGTGTTGTTTCTATTAATTGTAGACTTGCCTGAACAAATTTATCTAATTGTTCAGTATGATCCATATCCACTGTCATGTCCCAAATACTCTTTAGAGAAGCTTTGGGAATTTTGATTACTGGACTAGGATTCTTAAACTCAGGGTTACGCATCATCGCAACGGTACCTGTAATGTTTATAGATGATGTTATTATGTTAGTAGGTGGCGCCGGCTGATTTATCTTACCGGATAATTGACCATTCTCTGAATATGCACCGTATGTCGGTACAACATACAATTTGCTGTTATCGTAGCCTGCTTTAGGAACGATACGTTGTGCTTCCTGCAATGCCGCATTGTTGATTTGAATATTCTTGTTGTATGTTGATAAGATATCTTTAAGATTGTCAGCGGTATCAAGTTCCCAATATGTTGCGTTAGGTGGTGCAATACCAATTGGCACTTCAACTAATGCTTTGTAGTTTTTGTCACCATACGTGATGACGTATCCTGCAGGATATGTCTTAGTAACATCCCAATTGCCCAAATAAGTGTCTTGGTTAATTGGTTGCTGTAAAATCTGACTAAATTCTTCACTGTCAACTAAAGGTTCGCACTTGATGCGCCATAGATGAGGGAACCAAGTTTGACTAAAGCCTTCTGACGCATAGTTAGCATCAGTAATTTGCATGAAACGTTTCAATGCAACAGGTATTGTTTCTTTCAATGGATTATAATCAAGCAAGTGAGGTAATTCAAGTACATCACCAACCATCAATTTACGACCTACGATATCAATCATGTCATTGTAATGAACAGTAACGAAGATAATATCATTGTTTAAGAATAAACCAAACTGTGACAAGTCAAAATCCAAATTTTGAACATTGTAATGACCACGTAATCTATAGATATTAGGATCATACGTGCGATCCCTGTTTTCTAAGAATAATAAATCTTGAATGTTGGTTGGGTCTAGCTTATCATACTGAGGTTGCGTATAATCAGTACTAGGTCCTTGACTTGTAGGTCCCAAATATTTGTGAATGTACAAGTCGGTGCCGCCCACAGTCAATTGTTCAGAAACAGTTCTGTCCAAAAAACGATAGTCGTTTTGCTTGTTTTCGCGGTATAGGCTTAATCTTGGCATATAGTATTTATCGCAGGTAAGGCTTGACAATAAATGGACAATGATATATAATACGATATACCTTGCAAAAACGGAGCAAAAATGGCAACTCGCAAAACGATCAAAAAACTAGTCGATACTCTCGGTGTCAAAACACTTGACCCAAAAGATGCAGACACAAAATATTTTGGTGCTGAACCTGCGTTCATTGTTCAGCCTGAGAATCGGAACATTGAACTAATTCGGTCATTCAATTGGTATAGCCGATTCTATGGTCGTAAAGACGCAAAAGATTTGATTGTTCAATATCTTGACTTAACTGGTAATGATGGACTAGCTAAAGTCGTTCGTAAGGTTGATGAAAGTAACCTCAATCCAAGTTTGTGTTGGCTAGCCCGACTGACGTTGCGTGGGTTGCAACTCACTGATGAGGAAAATAAACGATTGCAAGATGAAATCAACCGTCTTGTTAAGAGTGTGACTGATCCTGAATACAAAGAAAGTCAACTCAAGGTTAATAAGAAACCTGAAGTAAAAGTAGAGGTTTCTCGACCCAACGTGCAAGAAATCATGAAGGAAAAGGCACGTGAAGCCGCAGGTGAAATTGAAGGCATGTTCGATGACTACTTACTTGCAGGTGCAAAGTCTACTTTCAACTTCAAGCCTCTAGATGAATTGGCTAAGAAGAATGTATTGCCCCAACATATCTACATTTTCACTGATGCATGGAATCGTAAGCGTAATGAAATTGAGGAAGCAATGCAGGGTAAGGACTCTCAGTTGGTTCAAGCTTATAGTCATTACACCAAGACTCAACTTAAAAACATTCTCAAGTTTATTGACCAGTGTTTGAGTGACTTCAACAGTTACGTTTCTATCAAGAAAGCCGCTAAAGCTAAGCCTCGAACACGTAAGGCAGTGCCTGTTGAAAAGATTGTAGCTAAACTCAAGTTTATGAAGGCGTTTAAAGATGCCGCAACAAAGCTTGATTTGATTAGTTTGCATCCGATCAAACTGCATGGTGCTAGCGAAGCATGGGTGTATGATACTGCCAAGCGTAAACTGCATCACTATCTTGCCGATGAATACTCTAAGACTTTTACAGTCAAAGGTAACACATTGCTAGGGTTTGACAACAATCAAAGTGAAGTCAAAACACTGCGTAAACCTGCTGAACAAATTAAAGAAATTATGGGTAGCAAGCCGGCCGCACGTAAATACTTCAAAGATATCAAGGCAGTTGCAACTAGCCCTAATGGTAGGTTCAATGATGCTATGATAATTCTGAAAGCGTTTTAATGACTAAACTTCTGATCTGTGGCGATAGCTTTGCCGCAGATTGGACTGTTAAAGTAAAAGGTGTAGGTTGGGTCAATCTGCTTGAGCAAGATTACAAAGTAACAAATCTTGCACAAGCGGGTTGTAGTGAATACAAAATCCTAAAGCAATTACAGTCCGTAGACATAGATAAATTTGATTTGGTGCTAGTGTCACATACTAGCCCCTTTCGCCTTTATGTGAACGAACATCCGGTACATAGTAAAGACAAGTTACACAAAAATAGCTGTTTACTATATACTGACGTATTGGAACATCTACCCAATCACCCTGAGTTACAGCCCGTAATAGAATACTTTGACAAGTACTTTGATGTAGAATATGCAGAACACATGCATAATCTATTATTGCAAGAGATTGAGGCATATTGTCCTATTAAGACCCTGCATGTTTCACATATTGACTGGAAAAATCTATATAAGTTTGAGAATTTTTTAAACTTCAAAGATTTGTTCAGTAAACATAGGGGGTCAATCAATCATTACGATGAAATAGGTAATCGTACTGTATATGAAAATGTAATTAAACAATTGAGAAAAATGAATGAGTAAAAAAATAATGTTGATTGCAGGTGGTAGCGACCCTGCAGGATCTGAGATTGATGGATCAAGTGATAGTCCATACAATCGACAGAATAGCTTTGGTAATCTGCTAGCACAAAAGCTAGGATATGAACCAGTAAACATTGCAATTGCAGGTTCGGCAAATGGCGGTGTCGTCAGAAGTGTCCTAGATTGGTTTAATAACAATTACGATCCATACAGTGAAGTATTTGTACTTGTAGGCTGGGCTGATGGTATTAGAATGGAAGTTCCCTTCTATCAAAAGACATGGTACAATCAAGAATGGGATAAACATGTAGATTGGTACAGCACTACCCATGATGACTACATCAGAATCAATATGGGCTACAAAGGTAACGGTTCTAAAGAACAAGACTTTATTGAAGGTTATCATAGATTCATGGCTGATAACGAGTTGTACCTAGAAATACTCAGCGCAACCTACGTTACTCAATTACAATTCTTCCTACAAATGAAGAAGGTCAAATACTTGTTTGTAAATACGCTTTACATGTTTACACAAGAACATGAAACATTAGCTTGGTACAAAGAACAGATTGATCGTAAACGATTCTTAGACTTTGACAACAACAGTGAACCGTTCTATTACAAGTATGCTAACTTGGGCTACAAGAACACAAAAGCAAAGTATTATCACCACGATGAAGTTCCGCATAAGCTTTACTCAGAACATCTTTACGAGTATATTACTAAGAACAAACTACACACCACTTACAAATAAGGACCAATATGACACAAAACATTGATTTAAACAAATACCAACAATTCGTAGAGGCTGTAACCAGCAAAGCAAGTAATGACTTGACTACATTTATGAATCGACTAGATGAACTAGACGGAAACTTTGATGCCACTGTATGCACACATGGTCCTGATATCAATGTTCCATTGCTTATGACTGCATGTTTTGGTTTGGCAGCAGAAGCAGGGGAATTCATTGAGGTGCCTAAGAAGATTATCTTTCAAGGTAAGCCTCTAGATGAAGCCGCAGTCTTTCACATGAAGCGTGAACTAGGTGATGTTATGTGGTACTGGATCAATGCATGTCGTGCATTGAATATCGACCCTAATGATGTTATTGATGAAAATATTCGTAAGTTAGAAAGTCGATATCCCGGTGGCACATTTGATGCACACTATTCAGAGAATCGCAAAGAAGGC